AAAATTTTCTTTTGCGTAGTCTATTTTACCGTTTGTATTTTATTTTTCTAGTAGCCTAAGAAATCATAGCCATCAAGCCATGTTTGATGATTTGCCAATGCCTTTTATGGTGGGCAGCATTAAGGTGTGGCCAGCTCATAGCCGGCCTGGCTTTAGCTGGTTCATTGCTCACGAAGGACGGCCCTATTATTTTCGCTCTCGCAACGAGGCTGTGCTGTTTGCAAAGGATGCTCAAAGCGGAAGTGATTCTGAAGGCTTGTGTGATTGACTGAGGGCAAAGGTTTTTGCGCTAGTCTGCTTTGGTTGGTCGTTGGCCCGCTAGGCGGGCTTTTGTTGTCTTATGAAGCTCAAGGAACAGGCGAAGTGTGAAAAGATTGCTCGCACAGGACGAGTGCAAAGCTGGCTTGACGAAGCAGACGGAAGACTACCCGTAAGCTGCACCGTCTTCGTCGTGGATGATTCAATGGAGGGGGAGAATGGCATTGAAGCATCGTGGCGTTTTGTTTCTCATGGCCTGCGCAATGGTGCAGGCGTAGCAGTGCATTTGTCTGAGCTGCGTGGCAAAGGCGATGAAAATGGAAAAGGGCTTGTTGCAAGTGGTCCCATTAGCTTCGGCAAAATTTATTCCACGCTCAATGAAATTCTTCGCAGAGGCGGACGCTATAAAAATGGGGCCGTAGTGCTTCATCTTGACTATTCGCATCCTGACATTCTTGATTTCATCAAAGCTTCTCGTCAAGAGCTTCCATGGGTGAAGAGGTGTGTAAATGTGGATGAACAGTTTATTGAGAACTCTTCTCAAGAACTTGTTGACGAGCTGCTAAAAGGCATTGCTTCTGGCGACATTTGGCTTAACAAAATTCGGTACGATCAAGAAGGAAAGCGCATCCGTGCCAATGTCTGCCTTGAAGTTTATCTTCCTCACCGTGGCACTTGCCTTCTTCAGCACGTCAACATGGGTGCTTGCGACATCGATGAAGTAGAGGAAGCCTTTGTCGAGGGCATGAAGCAATTGTGCGAGCTCCATCCCAACACAGGCGTTGGTGACACTGGCGAATACCTTCCCCCTTCTATTGATAAGCAAGTGGGTCTTGGCATGCTTGGTCTTGCCAACTTCCTTTCCCTCCATGGCATTTCCTACAAAGACTTCGGGAAGGCCCTGGAAGCCCTGAATGAGGACGATCCCCACCCATGGTGCCATTACTGGCACGAGCAGCCCGCTGGAAGGGCTGCAAAGGCCATTCGCGATGGCATTGAAGCAGCAGCGAAGATTGCTCGTGAGCACGGCATGGAACGGGCCTTCTGCATTGCTCCCACTGCTTCCTGCTCCTATCGCTATCTCGACAAGAAAGGTTTCACCACTGCCCCTGAAATTGCCCCTCCCATCGGACGGCTTGTTGACAGGGACTCTGGCACCTTTGGCGTGGAAAGTTTTGACTATGGGGAAGTGGAAATTGCGGCAGAAGTAGGATGGGAGGCATTTTTTAAGGTGGCAAATAATATTGTTAAGTTATTTCAAAACACTGGTCTTTTCCATGGGTATTCGATTAACCACTGGAGTGATCAAGTTATTTATAGCAAAGAGTTCCTTCGGACTTGGCTAGAATCTCCTCAGACAAGTCTTTACTATGCTCTTCAGGTGACGCCTGAAACGCAGCGCAAAGACGACGCCTACGCGGCATTGGACGACTCGTTTAAGACCATGTTTGGCCTTGATGACAGCGAGGCCGAGGAGGAAACTGTCTCTTGCAGTTTGGACGCTGGCTTCTGCAGCGCCTGCGCTGAATAAAAAGCCCTCCACAATTCGTTCATAAGGGGGACTTACTCCCCCTTTTTCATTCTTTCCCCATTGCATTACTAAAATGGTCGCCGTTGCAGACTCTCCCTATTTGTCTACCATTGCAAAAAAACGCCCTTGGCAGGCCGTTCCAGTCGGAAAAGGTGCCGTTGTATGCGGCGGTGAAGATACAATTTTTCGTGCCTTGGCATTGCGTCATCTTGAACTTCCGGTGAAAGAATTACTAGAGCAAGGTTTGCATCGCGATCTTCCCTCTACTCCTGGAGTGATTGAGGCTTTGCGTTCAAACCAGGAAGATGAAGAACGTCACGACCAAGCATTGAGCTACATCGCCGCTGCTCATGGCACGGATGCCAAAGCAGAAAAAGAGGTGATGAACATTTTGAAGGCGTGGATGGAGCATCCCGCCCACCCCATCCATAAAGCCTCCATTCTTGAACGGAGCGTTTTCTTTGTCGCTTTGCCATTCTTTAGGCAGAACGGCGATATTGGTATGCGCACTGTCTCAGCCGATATTTCTCGCGATGAACGGGTTCATACGGCAGTGCATGGGATGGTGGCGAAAGAGCTTGGAGAGGAAGATTCCCAAAGCCTGAATAAACTTCGGAAGGCTACTGCCGCGTGGCTATTTGACAAGCTTGGATCTTCCTCTAATCAATGGCTGGATAAAGATTTCTGGATGCGCCAGTCTGAAAATTTGTTCTTTACTGGCAAGGCCCCTGAAATGGCCGACACTCGTAGGGCGCGGAGTTTGGCGTTTTTCGAAAGCGCAAATTACGACCTGCCTTCTTACGGGCGCTAGGTTTTAATTGTGGGATGGGCTAGAATTTTATTTTTCGAGCCCATCCTGCCATGAAAAAACAATGCGTCATGTGTGGTGAGCTTAAGCAGGCTAGCGATTTTTACAAGGAAAAAAGAGTAAAAGACGGCCTTACTGCAAGGTGCAGATTATGCACAAAAACCGCCGCATCTTCTAGCTATGAGCAGAGAAAAGAGGATGTACTTAAAAGGCAAAAGGAGAAATATTGCGCTCAAAAATCCAGGGCGCAAAGCTTGAAGATTAATTATGGAATGACCGTTGAACAGTGGAATGAATTATTCGCCAAGCAGAATTATTGCTGTGCAATTTGTGGCACTACAGAGCCAAATCACGCAAGCGGAAATTTTGTCGTGGATCACTGCCATTCATTAAATCATGTCAGAGGAATTTTATGCGGCTCCTGTAACTTAATGCTTGGCAACGCAAAAGATGATGCAAATACATTATTTGACGCGGCAATGTATTTAATAGGCAGATCTGTCGGAGAAAGCATTGAGGAGAACAGGGTGCGCCTTGGCTTGCGGCCGAGAGTGGTGCTATAGTATCAAGCGACGGCGGGCAAGCCTCTGTGCGTCACTGGGGGCAAATCCCGGATGACCCTCACGCTTGCTCCATCGTTTAACACCCCCTAAGCCTCTCAACGATGCTCAAACCTGGGGGTCACTTGCTCCTTGGTGTTGGTTTACACGTCAGGCAGATAGCCTGGAATGCCGGGTTCGATTCCTGGAGGAGCCCTTTCTTCCGAACCGTACTAAACTAAGGCTTGCCTTCTAAATTTTGCTGTGGCGCGATTTCGCATTGTTCAACGTCCAAGCGCCGTGCATCCATGGGAGCCGCTCTACGAAGTACAAGAGCGCATCTGTCCTTTCATCTGGGACGAGAGGGGCTGGTTTAGCACATTTGATCAGGCTCTTGATCTTTTGCATGAGCTGGAAGATCGTCCTGATCCCGTGCAAAGAAAAGTAGTTTACGAAAAGCACTGATTACTATGAGCGCTTTTGTCACATCAGATTTGCACCTCGGCCATGCCAAGATGCTGGATTTCGTGCGTCCCGACGGAGAACCCCTTCGTCCTTTCTCCTCCATTGAAGAAATGCACGAAACGCTCATTGAGCGTTGGAACAAAAAGATCCACGAGAAAGATCGCGTTTACATTTTGGGCGACGTGGCAATTCCCAGAAGTGGTCTGCAGCTTCTCAATCGTTTCAATGGGAAGAAGATTCTCGTCAAAGGGAATCATGATATTTACAAAATTCAAGATTATCTTCCGTATTTTGAAGACATTCGAGGAGCATTTTTTCGTGGGGGTGATAGCACCATGCCGGGAGGTCTAATCTTCACGCACATTCCAGTGCATCCCAGTATTTTGCAGGGGCATTATCTTGGCAACGTCCACGGCCATCTCCATTGTCATCTTGTATTGACGGACGATGGGGAAGTAGACGGGCGTTATTTCAATGCCTGTTTAGAAAGAAACGATTTTGAGCCGGTAGCATTAGAGGACATCAAGGCTTATTTCAAGGCCAATGGACGAGCGTCGGACGTTTGATACGCCAGTTCGTTCGCAATGGAACGCGCCTATTCACAATTGCCTAAAAGCCATTGACAACCACATGGAGCTTTACTTTCTCCATCGTGATCCTTGGCATCTGGAGAAGGCCGCCTTGCTCAGACAATATGTGCGTGAGCTAAAAACCTACATTCACGCAACGGAAGAAGCTGGGCACAGAAATAAATAGCGAAAGGTCTCCTGCTGGAATCAAACCAGCTTTCATCATCAGAAGAGACAAGCGGCAGAATGTTTCCGCATCAGGAAATAAACAGGGTGCGGCCCTGACATTCTGCCAAGCGTCTTAAGTGCTTCAACTCACTTAAGACAGTGAACGGAATCCACGATGATGCCAGCATTGACGAGGATACTGGCAAGCCGTTGGCCAACGGGCTCCTGCAGGAAGCTTTGAAAGCTTAACAGAGAAAGGTCCAGTACACGGCGGCTCCCTCCAGGAACAAACGCTTATTGACAAAACGCGCTTCGTGAAATGGCACTCTGATTTCATGCCGCTGGCCATGGAGGCTGTAGCACAAGCAAACCATTGCTCACACGTCGTATTCTTTGCATCCTTGATGGCCAAACCGGCTTTCGCAGGCATTGCTCCAATGCTCGCGATAATCGTCCATGAGATGCTCAAAAGCAGCCCTTGCGAGCCGCGATTCTTCGCTCATGGGGCCAAAGCTTTTGCCAGCTTCTTCTACGGCTTCTGCAGCCTTCATGGCCCAAGCAAGGGCTTCTTCTGCGGTGAAGGACGATGCCATGGCAAAGAGGAGGAATGTGTTTAGTCTATCCTTCCAAATTTTTCATTGCTTTAACAACTTTCTCTGCCTCTCGCAGTTTTGGCAGTAGCGTGGGCTTATAAGCATGCTCGGCGGCAAGAAGCTGAAGCGCCGTTTGCCTGTCGGCCTCCAGGAGCGCTAGTAAAAAGGCTAGCTCCTTGCTAGAAATTTCAATACCAATCATTTTTCAAAAAAAGTGAAAGTTTCAGCAATTGCTGAAAATTCTAAGCGTAATTATCGAACAAGACTATTCAACCAGTCGATGTCATTATCCTTGGATGCCTCAAGAATCGCCGCCGCAAGTGCGAACGCATAGTCATCAACCCCCACTTCCTTTCCTCCAGTGACGGCCCATTGTCCGCTTGCTCTATAAATAACGCTCAAATTTTTAAGCTGAGTGATTGCTTTTTGGTGAGGATAAAGTTCAATTAAGCCAGCATTAAAGAGCTCTTTCATTTTGCTGAAGGCTTTCATTTTTGTGCTAACTGACCAGGCTAATTCTGCAATAGGAAAATCCTTAGAAAGATTCTGAATGATAAAGCTGCTATTGAATTGGTCAAGCACGATACTTTGAAACTCATAAATGCGATGGTGTTCCTTGATCCACTCTTCCACTTTCGCCATGTTCACTTCTTTCTTGCCACCAATTTCAAAGTCTGGTTCGAAGGCGTGAAACTTGTCCACCACTAGCCTTTCGCCCTCATAATGAACAATGCAAGCGGTGTAATCGTCTCGTCCCACACCGCCTCGGGCGGGGTCCAGGGAAAGCACATAAGTGCCAGTAAATTCTTTCTCGGGAAACAGTACTCCCCGCTCCTTGCTTATGGCAGCTTCGACAATTTCAGTGGCCAATAGTGCTGAATTGTTTTTAGCAAACTGAGCTCCATATTCCACCCAGAACTTATCGGGATCACGTTTTAGTTCAGCGTCAAGGAATGCACATCCCCATGGCAAATTAACATTCACCTCCCAAGTTGGGAGATTCACTGCCTGCATAAAGGGAAACTCTCCAGATTTTGCCTCGCAATAGTGCTGATAGAACAGGCCATCGGTGAGCCATGGAGAAGATAGTTCAAGGATGCGTCCGTGCTGCCCGAACTGTGCAATGGAAGGGGAAAGCGCATCGTAGATGGCTTTTGCGCCACGGTTGGCATCGCCTTCAATAGCAAAGGAAAGCTCGTCCATGATTAACATCACCACGGCCTTACCACGAGAAGCGCGGGCCGATGCAGGAATGGCTTGGAACACGCAATTATTACTAGTTTCAATTTCAGTGGCAGTTTCTCTTGTGATTTCATCAACAAGAGGACTGTCCATTAGAAGCTGGCGAATATTATTGAGCGCTAGCTTTGCCTGGCTTTGATCGTTTGCAATGGTAAGAATGTACCACTTTTCCGTTTTTCGCACGCGCCTTCTGTATTGATCTTCCAAGACAAAGCAGGCGTACAGGGCTGCAATAGCGGCCATAAGCGTTTTGCCGCAGCGTCGCCCAAGCGCCCACACGGCATGAGTTTTGTTGCCGCCAAAGTAGCCGTCAAGAATGCGCTTTTGCTCAGGCCAAAGCTCAAGCTTTAATACATGCCTGGCAAAGTCGCTGCATTTGAGAGAACTGCTCATTGCAAAGTTGACATGGGGCGAAGCTGTTCTTTAGGAACAAAATAAGCTGGCCTACCTCTCGCGGGATCGGCCCAGAATCGTTCCTCCATTGCTTCCTTTCCGTAGCACCAGCCATGAATGAAAGTTTTTTGGTTTTCAATGGTCACCAAAACAAACTTTTTTCCGGGGTCTTCGTTCTTTTGCACAATGAGATCGTAGGAATGTTTTGATCGAGTTTTTACGTCAATTCCCGGCAAATCATCGGACCCGCGCCTTGCCTCGCTTTCTTTGTAAAGCTCGTGCTTTAGGCCCATGAAAGATGCCACTGCCATTTCACCTGCGGCGCCAAGCAAGTGAATAGACAAAGCTTGATCACCACGGGCCGCGCCTTTATTGCGCCCTCGAAGCCCTTTCGTTTCGTTCACAGACTGGCGTCGTTGTCCTTCCTCCATCGCCTGCTTCCTTTCCTCTTCGGAGAAGACAAATTCAATGGGAGTGGGCATAACTAAAAGAACGTCGTCGCCATCATAGCCACGTTTAGAATGGAGGCACGCCAATAGTGTGAACAATGTCGGAAGAAGCAGTTGACTTGGGGCATGCCACTGCGGACGGACTGCGCAATGATGGTCTTGCCAATGCCCTCACTGGCATGGGCATCTCTGGCAGGGACAAAAGTTTATCCACGCAAGCGCAGCCCATCATCTTTCTTGCGCAAGAAGAGTTGGAAGCGCTCTACGGCGAATGGCTGCCTCGCCGCATTGTGGATATCTATGCAGAGCAAGCCACAAGAAGGGGCTTCAAGGTGTTGTTTGGCGGAGAAGGAGCGGCGGCTGAAGAAGTGGTAGGCATTGAACAGGTGATTGAAGATTTGTATATCCTTGAAAACTTTATGCTTGCCTCTAAAAATTCGAGGCTTTATGGAGGGGCCGTAATTCTTTTGTACATTGATGACGGCAGGCCAGCAGATCAGCCAGTTGACAGAAGCCGCATTTATTCCGTGGAAGGAATGGAAGTGCTGGATCGCTGGCAAATTGCACCAGTGATCAATGAAGAAAATCTGTACGACTACTCCAAAGCAACTTACTATCAAATTATTTCCGGCGATTTGATTCGGCAGCCGCAACTCACCTACATCCATAAAGACAGGATTTTGCGTTTTGATGGCGATTGGCTTCCTTATCGGATTAGGCAGAGGAACTATGGATGGGGAATGAGCAGTTTACAGACTGTCTATGAAAGCTTTAAGCACTATTGGACTGGATTGAATAGCGCCGCCACCCTGTTGAGTGAGTTTGATATTTTTGTCCACAAAATTCGTGGCCTAGCACAAATGCTTGCTGCAGGCAAAGAAAAAGACGTGAGAGATCGTCTTGTCCTTAACGACATGAGCAAAAGTGTTTATCGTGGCTATGCGATTGACGCTGAGAAGGAAGAGCTTGCTTTTATCAGTAGGAACTTTGGCGGAGTTGGTGAAATCTTAGAAAAAACTCGCGTTGATATTATTGGCGCATCAAAAATTCCCCATACAGTTTTGTTTGGTGAAAGCCCCAGCGGCCTTGGCTCTACTGGGCGAAGCGAAGAGAGAGATTTCGCTAAGACGCTAGCC